GAAAGTATACGCCGTGAGAACAGGTCCAGCACCACGCAGATATAGTAATATTGGTCGAGCACTTTGATATAGGTGATATCGCTGACCCAAATTAGATTGGGCTGAGGCTGGTCAAATTGGCGTGCTAACAAATTTCTGAAATAAGCACGCGGCAGACTTTTTTGATGCTCTGCCTTGTAGCACGGTTTTGCAACGGATAATCCCATCTCCTTCATAAGACGAACGATGCGCTTTTCACTGACTTTGTAGCCTAGTTCTGCAAGTTTGTGATGAATTGGCTTTCTGCCAAAACGGTTCTTACTGTCGTGGAAGATTTGACGAATCAGAGGCTTCAGCTTTTCATCATTTATCTCATAAGAAGTCCGTTGCCCCTCGCGCCGCTTACGGTTGTAGTAAGTTCCGCGCGGTAGGCTTAGTGCGTCGCATAAAACGTGGATGGAATA